CTGGACCGTTACTTACATTTGCAATACCATTTACATCATAACTATCATTTCCTTTATTAAAAATATGTTGAAAAGCTTGGTATTGTTCACCAATATTTAAATTATCAATGTAAATCCATACAGACCATGTAAATTCCATACCATCGTCTTGATTATTCGATCTTTTAATTGGTATAGTTTCACTTCTTGTAGGGTCTTGAGGAATAGTTAATCCTTCATATCCACTAATCATACCTTTTACTAAATAAGGATTATCAGAAGGAGATAAGAAATAATCTAAAGCCATAATTCCTAAACTTAGCAAAAATATGAATGCTATTACAATAAGAATAACAAAAGCCAATTTAGCAAACATTGAATTAGAATCTAAAAAACCACTTGTAGTTTCAGCACTAGAGTCAACTACAGCTTGTGTTTGGTCTGAAAAATCTTTAACAGAATCATTTACAACATTAGAAATTTTATCTAAAGAATTGGAAACATTATTACCAATATTTTGGAAAGCCTCCGGCATTTTCATATTATTGGGTTGACCTACTGGTTGTTGATAATTCATAATCGTTATATACTATCACTATAAAACGATTTAAGAAAAATTAAAATATAGATAATTTGGTTTGTTCAACATCATCCTTCTTAATTAATATATCCAAACCATACCTTGAAAAGTAATTATTAAAAGAACTTTGTCCATTACCTTCTAAATATGTAGAATGTGCTTCTTCTGGATTAACTGGTCCACTCCAATGTTTAAATTTACTTGCATAAGCATCCCATCTTGAACCGCCACCCAATTTCATTTGCACTGTATTATCGGGTGGTATTTTAGGAACAATAAATCCAGTAGATTCACCTTCAAAATAAGCTCTACCTGATTTCACTAATTTTCCATCTAAATAACAATCAACATATTGGTTGTCTACACTTACTATAATCCATACCCATTTTTGTAAAGGGAAATTATCAGTAATTTCAAATGATTTTACAGAGTCGTCAGACATGGTAATATCACATTTTAAAATGGGAGCACTAGAATCCAAATATAATTTGATATTCTCGTTTCTGTTAAAAATTGTTTTTGTTGCTCCCATATCCCAGGAATTTACATACATCCAAAGACCATATGCATATCTAGAACTAGTTGGATTGTTCCTTACTGATATGGCTGTTATGTCATCATTTAAGTTTGCAGAGGATGTTAATTCTACTGAAGTTGCAGTTATTACTTGCACTAAAAGATAAATTAAAAGAATGACAATTACTCCTAAAATAATAACAATGTAATTCATTTATAATAAATACTTACAAATTATTTGTTGGAGGATTCTTTTTCTTAAAAATGTTATAAAAAGCTGTTATCTCTCTAGATGTTAGTTTTTTTTGATAATAACGAATATTTGCAATTGCTCCACTTAGTCCATTTTCACTTCCTGTTGTAACAACATCACCTACATGATAATCTGGTATATTTTCTTTAAAATAAAAAGTTCTTGTTAATTTACCGTTTATAAACAAATCTACATATTTTGAACTATAATTAAATACAAAGTTATTCCACTTTTGATTTGGTATTTGAATTTCATAAAAGTTAGAATTATTATTATCACTATTCAGTTTGTTTGAAAAATATATTCTATATGTATCCATTTTAGTTATATCATCTTCATTATTATAATAAGTAATTTTAGGTTTTCCATTTCCGTAATCAAATATTAATGATTCTTTATTATACGCAGCCATACTTGTTGAATAATTATTCAAATATACCCACATTGATAATGCGTAATTTGTAGAAATACTTTTTTCACCAAAATCAGCTACATTGGTTTGTTTATTTTCAAAGGTTACTATATCTTGAACAGGTATTATGTTTTCACTACTTAAATATACATATCTTTCTAGTATTGGTTCACCCCCCGTTATTGATATTTGATTTATTAAACTTGGTAAATAAAAATATAACAAAAGAAGTATCAGTTCCACTATGAACAATATGAATACAGCATTTGTAGTTAATTTAAATTCTTTTATTATATATTCTGCAAAATCAGATATCAAACATGGAATATAAAATATTAAATAAATAAAGAAACCATTGACACCTTTTATAGATTTTAAATAATTAGAAAATGCATTAAAAAATATTGCAAATCCTACTAATACTACTAAGACAAATGTTATACCCATTGAATAATTAAATAATCTATTGTAAGATAAAGTTATATACGCATAAGTAAAAGACATTAATAACAAAAACATATAATAATAATTGCTCCAACTTGGTGCAGAAAATCTAGTAACATAACTAAAAATATAAATAACTACTAACACTACCGATAAACATGATATAACTGTTTTTGCAATTTCTTTTTCTGGTCTTTTGTATGGGTTATTTTCATTACCTGGGTCACTTTTCAAATCATTCACTGCAATAATTGATAGAATAAAAAAAAATACAATGTTAACATATAATCCAGACATTCCACTTTGCCTAATAGAATCAAAAGTTTGTCCTGTATTTTGACTTATACTATTTATTGATTGTGATAATGAATTTTTTACATTACTAAAATTTTGTTCCATTGTCTATACTGTTTTCTTATATTTTAATACATATGAAAACATTTAAAAATTATTAATTATAAAGAATAATGTATATTTACTACGCTTCATTCTTGTTTGCAACTCAATTGTTCTTTTTTTATAGACAAAATCACCATATTGAAAATAATAATAATATAAAGTCAAAACAAGCTTTTACTATTATTCATTCACGTATATCTATGGTTAAAGCTATAGTTTTATCAGGATTACATATATATCAGATTGTTATAATAGATTATAATAAATTAGATCGTGTAAACTTCACTTCACCTATAATCACAAATGCACTAAATATCTATATGGGAGGTGCAATCTACGATATTTTAGTTGATGTATTTAATCAGTCCATAAAACAAGATATTTCTTTTCATCATATTATTTCTTTTACATGTGCAGGTTTAACAAACAAATATAACACTCACGTTTACTATGTTACTTTAATGGGATTAACGAGCATTAATAATATTTTTCTTTGTATGATTAATTATAACAAAGCTATTAAAAAACCTCTTACTTTAGACTTAACAAATTCTTTATATCTTATAACTTACGTTTTATTTCGTATTTTACTTTTTCCATATATTATTTTTATTCATTATCAAGATAAGGAGTTATACGTTGGTTTATCAAACACATTTATATACCTTTTTGGTCATTTATCTTTACTTTCGCTATATGCTTTACAATTGTATTGGGCTGACTTGATTTATAAAAACATTCAAAAATCAAGATTAAATATTGAAAATAAATTATAAATTTTCCATAGCTGTCTTTTCACCGTGACATTCTCTGCACATTGCTACTAAATTATCAACATGATTACTACCTCCATGTTCAAGACGTGTTTTGTGATCAACTTCAAACCATGCATTCAGCTGTTTTTTACATTGTCCACAACACCAATTTTGTCTAGAAGCAACAAACTTTTTTTTTGTTTCGCTTACTGAACGTTTTGTTCCAGTTTTACCAGAGTTCATTATTTTATTTTGAGCGTTCTGTTGATTTAAAGAAACTATTGGGTAATTATAACCCATTCCTTGCATATCTTGATACTGATTATTATCTGTAAATTGTTGTTGTGAAGTAAAATCTAATATTGGTGATATAAAATTAGAAGTATTCCTATCAATTGGCAAATATTTTAAATAATCATTAGATGCCTTGGCTATTTGTTGAGCTCGTAAAGGATTCTTTTTAAAAAGTATATACAACATTAATGCTCCAAACGCAACACCTGCCATTTGATAATATTTTTTATATGTTAATAACTGCTTTAAATATTTACCATCTGTGTATATATTTGCCATTATCAAACCAGCAATTAATATTAATAACAACTCAAATCTCATTTTAATTATAATATTCTTAGAAATTATTGTTATTCATACCAATTATAGATTAGGTAAAACAAAACAATTATAAGAAAAACAAATATGTAATGTTTTCTATTATTTATTTTTTCTGCTAAATAAACAGACTTTGGTTTGTATGCATTTCTATATAATTCTAAAGCTGTTGGCAAAGATATTTCTGGTTTCCCAAGATAAACATTTACTTTATTATGAATGAAATGCATCCATTTTACAAATGAATCTCTATTTGTTAAATATGGTGTCACTGGGTATTTGTCCAAAAAAGAACTAAATACATTTCCAATCTCATCAACTGGAATAAATATCGGTAAATTTTGTATTAAATCGTAATATTTTTTTTTGGTAACATCGTTAGGATGCATTGGGTAAGATTCTGCAATGGTATGTAAAAAAAACCAGTAGTGTGGTCCCCATACTTTAGGATCAAAATACATTTACTTGTATAATTATAATTATATAAAGATATTTTACCATAGATAATAACAAATGAATGATTTATATTGCAACAATTGTGGAAAAAAAGGACATTTATATAATCAATGTAAAATACCAATTACTAGCACAGGTGTAGTAGCATTCAGAATACATAAAAAAGAAATTCAATTTCTCATGATTAGAAGAAAAGAAACACTTGGTTTTATTGATTTTATGAGAGGTAAGTATAATATTCAAAATAAAGATTATATTAAAAATATGATAATGCAAATGACCAACAAAGAAAAAGAACTTCTTAAAACTAAAACTTTTCCCGAGTTATGGGAAAAAATATGGGGAAACTGCAATATTTCTAATCAATATAAAAATGAAGAAAATTCCTCAAAAGATAAATTTATTCAATTAAAACACGGAGTGACATTTAAAGATGAGACTTATAATTTAGAATCTATTATAGATGAAAGTAATTTACAACATTGTTGGACTGAACAAGAATGGGGGTTTCCAAAAGGAAGAAGAAATTTTCAAGAAAAAGATTTTGATTGTGCCATTAGAGAATTCACAGAAGAAACTGGTTATCCCAGAAAAAGTATTCATAATGTTAAGAATATTTACCCTTTTGAAGAAATATTTACAGGTTCTAACTATAAATCATATAAGCATAAATATTATTTGGCATATATGAATAGTGAAGAAACGTTATGTACTAATAAATTTCAAAAATCAGAGGTTGATAAAATGGAATGGAAAAACTATGATGATTGTATGTCAGTTATACGCTTTTATAATTTAGAAAAAAAAAGAGTCCTTACGAATATATACAACACTTTAAAAAATTTTCCATTGCTTCATTTAAATTTACAGAATTAGAAGAAATATGTATATAAAATATATATTCATATTTTAATTATTATTCTATGAAAACCAAAAAAAGAACTTTGAAATCTAATCATAATACAACGAAAAAAAACGGAGGTTCTAACGGAGATATTCCTTGTGGAATGAATGAAAAAGGTGAAAAAATTAAATGTCCTCCTTATCACCGTTGTGAAAAAATGGAAGATGGAACTGAATTATGCAAGAAATCTGTTGATATAGAACTAAAATATAATGATGATTCTATTACTCTTCAAGTTCCATGGAAAAGACATGAAAAATGGTTGTCTTACACTGATATTCTTAATAGATATATACCTCAAATTAGGTCTCTTATTGGTGATAGAAAAATGACTATAACAAAACTTAAGCAAGCTAATACCAAGTTAAAAATAGATATTGGTAATGAAGAAATCACTGAACAATTTAAATCTGCTAACAATAAGGAAGAATTAATTATTCAAAATATACTTTTAACTAATATTTATCATGAAAAATTAAAAAATAGTAGTAAAGTTAACATTATAAAAACCAACAAAAAAATTGTTATTCAGAAACCATCTAATCAAGTAATTGAAAATGTTGAAGTTATCCCTGAACAAGAACAAGAACAGAAAGTAACTATTGAAGATGAATTTAACCAAAAATTTAGCATTGAAGATAAAGTTATTTATAATGAAAATGAAGAAAACAATAATGATTTTAGTAAAAAACTTGAAGTTTTACAAGATGAAATCGGAATATATCCTGGTCAAGAAAATGAAAAAGAGAATCAAGCATTTTTATTTCAATCTGAAAAAAAGAATCATGACTTTTTAAAAGAAAATAGTAATAATTATGATTTTTTATACCCCGAATTAGATGATCCTAATTTTAATTTAAAAATTGCAAAAAAACAAGAATTTTTTGATACTCAATATGATGGAACTATCTATGATATTAAAGAACATTCTGAAAAAATGTGCAATTCTGATTTTGAATTAATGCCTCATCAATTATTTGTAAGAAATTTTATGTCTGTTCAAACACCTTATAATAGCTTGCTTCTTTATCATGGTTTGGGAACTGGAAAAACTTGTTCCGCTATTGGCATTGCAGAAGAAATGAGACATTTTATAAAAAATATTGGCTCTACACAAAAAATTTTTATTATTGCTTCACCTAATGTTCAAAATAATTTTAAACTTCAGTTATTTGATGAAAGAAAACTTAAACAAGAAGGTGGCATATGGAACTTAAATACATGTGTTGGAAATGAACTACTAAAAGAAATTAACCCCGTTCAACTTCAAAATATTCCAAAATCTAAAATAATTAATCAAATTAATAGATTAATTAAGCTTCATTATCACTTTTTTGGATATGGTGAATTTGCCAATTTTGTTAAGAAGAAAACTATGATTAATGAAGAACTTAATTATTCACCAAAAGAGAAAAAACAAATAGAAATTCAGAAAATCAAACAAATATTTGATAATCATTTGATTATTATTGATGAAGTCCATAATATTTCTTCCGTTCAAAGTAACAAAGAAAATAAAAAAACATCTATATTGTTAAAAAATGTATGCAAATATGCTGATAATTTAAGACTACTTCTCTTATCTGCTACACCTATGTATAATAATTATCGTGAAATCATTTTTATTACCAATTTACTTAACTTAGTTGACAAACGTTCTGAGATTAGAGAAGAAGATATTTTTGATAAAGATGGTAATTTTATTGAAGAAAAAAAGACTGAAGATGGACGTATTATTGAAGGAGGCAAAGAATTATTAACTAGAAAACTTACTGGTTATGTTTCATATGTTAGAGGTGAAAATCCATTCACTTTTCCTTATCGCATTTACCCTGATATTTTTGATGAATCTAAATTACTTAAACCCGAAGATTACCCTTCTTCTCAAATGAACAAAAAACCTATTGAAGATAAAATTAATTTTACTCCAATTTACACCAATTCAATGGGAGTTTATCAATCGCAAGTCTATAAATTTATTATGGAAAACATTAGAAATAATACATTCTCTACTCTAAACAATCAAGATGAAAGAAATATGCCTAATTTTGAGAACATGGAATCATTTGGATATACTTTACTATCAAATCCTGTCCAATCTCTTAATATTGTCTATCCACATGAAAAATTTGAATCTATTTTTGAAGCATCTAATAATGAACTTGAAAATGATTCATCAGAAATTAATGTTACTGAAAGCGATGAGATTAATATTGAAGAGAACCAAGAACTTATTTCTAATATGTTGGGTTCTAATGGACTTTCTAATGTTATGACTTATGAAAAAATTAACACTCCTTATATGCTTAGACATAATTTTGATTATAAAGAAGAAAGCCTTGATAAATATGGACCTATATTTTCTCCCGAGAACCTTAACAACTACAGTAATAAAATACACAATATTTGCAATATTATTAAAGATTCTACTGGAATTATTATGATTTATTCACAATATTTGGACAGTGGCATCGTTCCTATGGCTCTTGCATTAGAATCTATTGGATTTACCAGATTTGGAACTGCTAGTCATACAAAACCATTATTCAAAACTCCTCAATCAGAGCCCATCGATTCTTTAACATTAAAAAGAAAATCTGAAGTGTTATCTGAGAACCTACCATTCAAACAAGCAAAATATGTGATGATTACAGGTGATAAATACTTTTCTCCAAATAATTCTGCTGATCTAAAAGAAATTACCAGTGAAAATAATAAAAATGGTGAAAAAATTAAAGTTGTTCTCATTACTAAAGCTGCTGCAGAAGGATTAGATTTCAAAAACATTAGACAACTTCATATTATGGAACCTTGGTATAATTCTAGTCGCACTGAACAAATTACTGGTCGTTGTGTTAGAAATCTCAGTCATTGTTCTCTACCTTTTGAAAAAAGAAATGTTGAAATTTACTTACATGCTACTCTACCCAAAAACGATGAAGAAACTGCTGACCTTTATATTTACAGATATGCAGAGAAAAAAGCTATACAAATTGGTAAAGTTAGTAGATTATTAAAGGAAATATCAGTTGATTGTTTATTAAATATTGAACAAACCAATCTAACAATTGAAAATATCAATGCCAAAACAAACGGACAGGAAATTCAAATTGAACTATCATCTAAGCCTATAGAAGAAAAAATTACATATCAAGTTGGCGATAAACCATTTACTGCATTATGTGATTATATGGATACATGCACATACGTTTGTAATCCTAATGAAGATTTAAAAAATATGCAGACATTGAAGACTACCTACAATGAACAATTTGCAAAGATGAATTATCCCAACATTATAAAACGAATTAGACAAATTTACAGAGAACAAAATTTCTATAAGCGTGATGACCTCATTAATTTAATTAATCAAGGCAAATCTTTCCCTATTGAGCATATTGAATATACATTATCACATCTTGTAAATACAAAAAATGAACATATACTTGATAAATTTGGAAGATATGGACATTTAATTAATAAAGATATTTATTACGTATTCCAACCTTTTGAAATAACAGATGAATATGCTTCTTTGTATGATAGAGAAAATCCCATTCCCAATAAATTTGAATCTATTGATATGGAACTACCCATTGAAAAAAATATTCCTCAAGAAAATTTAAAAAGTGCCGTGGAGAACCTTGACGATAAATTCATTGAAATTACACAAATATTACAAGAAAATATGGATGTTCTCTATGAAGAGGTTAATAATAGGCAGAAAATGAAGGACGAATTATCAACTATTGAAAAAATAAATAAAAAACATTTATCTCAATTAAGAAAAAAATATAACTTAACAAATTCTTCTAATTGGTTTAGCAATGTAGGAATTGTTTATGATAATTTGACCGAATATTTCGGTATTCCAAAGGAATTGATTGAAAAGTTCTCCATTTATCACTTTTTAGATCAACTAGACTTAGAATCTCATAAATCAGTGGTTAATAAGTTATTTTTCACAACTGAAAATGATAAAATACCTTATTTTTCCCATATTTCTTCTTATTATGATGGACAGGTTCTCCAAGGTCCTAATTTGAAAGGTATTATAATTCCAGAATTTAATAAGACGTTGCTTTTTATTATCAACGAAGAGGAACAAAAATTAGTTGAAGCTAAGCCTACTGATTATATTAAATTTAAGAATAGTATTATAACTAAATTCAAAATTCCAGATCACAAAATAAATCTTGTATTTGGTTTTATGTCTGTGTTTAAAGACGAATATGTATTTAAAATTAAAAATTTAAATAACGATAAAAACAACACAGGAACATCATGTGAAAAAATTGGAAAAGTAGATATAATTAGAAGATTAAAACCACTTATTAACGAAAATCCACATAATATGAAAGACTGGCCAGAATTTGATTCTAATATACTGCAAGAATTATCAAAATCAAATCTATGTTCTCTATTTGAATGCATTGTTCGTTTTTATAATGAATCTAAAAAAGATAAATATTGGTATTTAAACACAACATTAGCATTATCTAATGAAATTACAAAAAAAAATATTATAAAATTGATTTAAATAGTTATGTAAAAAGATAAGTAAAATCTATACTAATTATATAATGGCTAATCAAGAAAGAAAGGTTTTTGGCGTCTATATTCCATCTGTTTTAACATCAAAAGTTAGTTTATCAATAAATGAAATTGGAAACAACATGAAACAAAATTTAGAAAAAATTATTCAACGTAATACAGAAGGAAAATGCATTTCAGAAGGATTTATACGGCCAAATTCTGTAAAAATAATTTCCTATTCATCAGGTAATGTAAATAATGAGAACATTGAATTCCAGGCTGTATACGAATGTATGATATGTTTTCCAGTTGAAGGTTTAGTTATTGATAATTGTGTTATAAAAACAATTACTAAGGCTGGAATACATGCAGAAGTAATTGATGAAGACGGAACGGTTCCTGTAACTGTATTTGTAGCTCGTGATCACCATTTTAATGATACTAAATTTGCTGATTACAATGTTGATGATAAAATAAAAGTAAATGTTATTGGCAGTCGTTTTGAATTAAATGATAAATATATTTCTGTTATTGCAAATATTATTCATGAAGATAAAGGAAAGAAAATGGAAAAAAAAAATATACCTATTAATATTATCTAGACTCAAATTATATGTCTTATCCCAGAAAAAATAAATATGGCGAAATTTTTTTTAAGGATTATCCTGAATTTAAACCAAATTTAACACCCAAAGAAGTATTCCAATTAGGTAGTTTTGGTGGAACATACTGGAGACCTATTTATTCTAGTGTTACTGAAAAGAATTATAAAGACCAACATAAAAAATATCCATCTGACTGGTGGAAAGGTATTCCAGAAAAAAATTTAACAAGGGATTTTGATAATTATGATACAAAAATAAATAAATATAAAGTCAAGGTTGGAACAACTTTAGAGTTTTGGGAAGAAAAAAACTGGATTCATAAACAAAATCCATATGGGTGGATGCAGTGGTATTGTGATTTTTATATTGGTGAAAGAGGACCAGATGATGAAAGACAAATTGATAGATGGTTAAAAACTGCTGGTCCAAATAGTCGTTTTAGAAGAGCATTAATAAATAAAATAAAAGATAATAATTCAAAATATAATGATGAAACAATTAGTCCAAAAATTAGACAAACTCTTCAACATTGGGGATATGTCCTAACAGAAAGGGATTTTAAATAATAATATAAATTGATGTTTTTTGAAATAATTAAATAACATCAATTAACATAAAATTGAAACGAAATTACGGTGGTTAAATAAAACAATGAACTAAACTAAAGAATAATGAATTCACAAGTGACGAAGCACAATCAAGAACAGAAGGAGTGGATAAGGAAATTAATTAGCACTTTAATGCCAAAATGGTTCTCTACTCCTTCGCCATATCAAAGAAGTTTGCGTTATAAAGCTGGAATAGAGCATGCATTAGAAGATGATGGAAAATTTCTCTTTAATTTACCCGAAACACTTGAATATCCCAATGCCATAAAAATGCCCACTATACTTTATTCAAGAAGTAAAGTATGGGAGGAACAAATATATACAGATTTAAATCGTCACTACCTAAAACCTGAGGATTACAAACGATATGTTAAATCGTTTGCGAGTTTAATGAGACGATATCGGAAAGAATATCGTAAACATTACCTTCTCAAGTATATTAAACCACAAGCAAGATACGAAACAACACGTTGTATTCTTTATAAAGAAACACAATTACCACAAGACATTATAAATAACATTGTTTCTTACTTTAAAATTTAAAAAATTAAACATAACCCAGTTTTTCTTCATATTCTCTTATTAAATTTGAATTATTCATAATCATTGTATTTGGAATTGTATTCATTTTTTTTTCATATTTACTATTTGTGTCTTTGTATCTATCACTATTTAATGGAAAATTAATTCCAGACTTAATTATCAATCCTTTATTTTTAATTTGTGTCAATATATTTTCAAAATCATTCAATAAATCTTCATATTTGACAAACATATAATGTTTTACCTTTTTTGGTAATTCTTCCAACATCCATTTTATTTTGGTATGCCTTAACTCATATATATTTTTATATCTTTCACCTGTATATATATTACGATCTTCCATTTTTTCCTTGTCCCATTTTCTATAATTATTTTCTTTGTCATTAATACTAAAAAATTCTTTATTCAAAAATTCATCCAGTCGTTCAATTTCGGTTAATCCATGTTTATAATTTAAAGGTAAATGATGAGGATTTCTAAAAAAAGAATTTATCCAATCTACTGGATTTCTAACTATACATAGAAATAATGTATCATCGGAATTTTTCAACATATCGTCTTGAAACCCGAAAAAATGTTTCCATCCGTATTCCCAAGTTAATTGTATTTCAAAATTATCATTTACCAAATTTTGCAGATAATTTGTTCCTGAGCATCTTTCTCCGTATATTGTAAATTTTTTAATCATATAGTTTTTACAATTTAACATTTATATTAATTTGTAAACAACATTATTTAAGTGGCAGCGTGAGAATGCATGTATACAGCTTTTGTAGGATGCATACACATTTGTAAGGTAGGAAAAGTTTGTCCAGACAGACATTTAGAAGCTTCATTTACTTCAACACATCCTCGCTTTCCTTCATATTCACCGACTAAACACCATTGTGATTTGTCTGATGTAATTGGTTTTTGAATGACACCACTACTCTCATCTGGTTCAGGTTGTTTTCTTGCAAATATGTTGCTAGGTTTTTTATCTCCTGAACCCAAAGTTTTATCTAATTGATTAATTGATGTTTGGTTCACATTATCTTTGCTTAAATTCTTTAATATATCAGCAATAGAATCTACTGTTCCACCTGCGATATCAATACCTGTTTTGGCAACTGAAGTTGCCACATCTTCAGATTTATCCAACAATGTTCCTGTGGTATATCCAAACACAGATAGTATTTGTCCAACTAAAGGACCAAATATATTTAACAATACTTGCATGAAATCTCCTAAAATTAATAATAGATTTATTCCTAAAAAGGATAATACTAATAAGCTTACCAAAATTACAATTAGTAAGTTTTTCCCTCTAAATAAGCCATTTGATAATAACATATCATCATCTTCAATTGTTTGTGTTCTAGGTAAGACTTCTCTTGTTTTTTCAAATGAATTGTTCATATTTATTTTATATAATGTAGTCTTATTTTTTATTCATATTTAATTATAATTTAAAATAATTTAAATACTCGTTTGTAATCAAAATATAAATCATCTGTTTATTCTAATGGGCTTATTTAGTATGCTTGAATCTTTCTTCTTTGTTACTTTAGGTATTTCATGTGTTTTATTAATGATGTTAATATACCATTTTAAACAAAGAATTAATAAATTAGAAAATAATAATCGTATGATGTTTGATGTTATTAATAATATGGTACAAGAAATGTCTATGTTAAAACATTCAATTCAAGTTGGTGTTAGACCTAATCCTGAAATGAATGTTCCTTCACAATTTAATTATCCAAATAACGAATATGAAAAAGTTGATGTTATACTTAATGAAGCAGAAAATGGTGTTGATGAATATGAAAGTGACTCTGAAAGTGGAGAGTGGGAGTCTGATGATGAAAACAGTGATACTAGCACAGAAGTATCCGAATCACGTGAAGAAGATAAAGCAGATGCTATAAAAACAATTGCCGTTGAAATGGTTGATGGTATTGACGACACTGTAATTGACAGCGAGTATATAGAGAGTGAAGAATTAGAACAAATGGAAGAAATTATTACAGCAGTTGAATTAGATACCGATGAAAGTAATATGATTCAAGTAAATAAGTTAGATGAAGAATCTACAAATTTAGAAGAAAGTAGCATTGATACACAAAATATTGATAAAAAGTCTGTATATAAAAAAATGACTGTTAGTTCTTTAAAGGCACTGGTAATTGAAAAAGGATTAAATACTGATCCAAGTAAACTAAAAAAAAATGAATTATTACAATTATTAGAAAGTAATTAAATAAAAAAACTATTCTCTTAGTATAATATAATATGTTTTCTAACTTTGTCAATAACGCACAAAAATTTGAAACAGCATATCCTGAAAATAAAAATGCTGTTCATGAATCAAAAAGAGGATACCACACAAATAATAAATATGATGATGTCCCTGCTTTTATGAACGATGGAAGGTCATTAATTTCTACAAATCAATGTGATAGTATTGAAAATAAAAAAATTATTGAGGATAATAATATTAAGTCTAATTGGGAATACAGAAGATATTTAACAAAAAATGCTAATGATATAATGGAATCCAATTATCTTTGTTCTACTGACAATGGGTTTATTAATAAAGCCACTGATATACCTAGCATTCAATCAAATATTGTAAATTATAAAGTTTCTGCGCCTCGCAAGCAACAGAATGTTTTAGAAACAGTTACCGCTGTTAACTCTGAAACTACTGATTTAAAAGTTAATTATCTTACTCGTGAACAATTAGAAGCTCGTAAAATATCACCCGCCATTACACAAGAAGAATTAATTAAAAAATAATTTACTACATATGAAACATAAATAAATATTTATATTTCATAACATGAAAGTATTGAGTTTTGATGTCGGTATTAAAAATATGGCTTATTGTTGTTTACTAATTGATGCATCTAATGTTCAAATTACAGATTGGGGTATTTTAGATTTATTAAACACAAATACTACCAACTATACTTGCAATGCTTGTGTTAAAACAAAAAATAAAGTTGAAAAATTGTGTAATAAAAAAGCAAAATACAAAAAAGATAATTCATTTTTCTGTGAAAAACATGCAAAAGCCAGTAAATATATACTACCTAGCAAAAATACAAAACTTCCTTTTTTAAAAAAACAAAAAATAGATTCCTTAATTTCAATTTGTAATACACATCTTATTTATTTTAATGAAAAACTTAAAAAAGATGAAATTGTTAACAAACTTTTTGATTTTTACCAAAGAAATTGTTTAGAAGAATTAAATAATCAAAAAAAATTAGCATCAGAAATTGACTTAATTGATGTTGGAAGAAATATGAAACAATGTTTACAAAATGCATCATTTACTGATATAACACATGTTGTTATTGAAAATCAACTTTCACCTATTGCTAACAGAATGAAAACTATTCAAGGTATGTTAGCTCAATATTTTATTATGATTAATGAAAACATTGATATTCAATTCATTTCCTCTTCTAATAAATTAAAACAATTTGAATCTACGCAAAATAAATCAAAAACAAAAAATGAAAAAAACGAAATTATTACACCAAATTATAAGGAAAATAAAAAAGACAGTGTTTATTTTTGTAATAAAATTATTGAAAATAACACTGAACTACAGAAATGGAAAGAAACTCTACTTGTTTCTAAAAAAGATGACTTAGCTGATTCTTTTTTACAAGGTTTATGGTATTTTAAATTACATAATATAATATCTTATGCGGAAGATTTAAAAATAAATATTGTATAATTATCATAATGGATAACGTAATTGATTTAGGCGCAATTGACAGTGAACCAATTGAAATTAACTTGAATCCTGGAGAACAAAAACAAGTAAATTTTGGTGATGGAATTGAATTACTTATGAATGATAAAAAACGCACCACATCTAGTGAGAATTTAAATGCTGAACTTGGTGACTTAGATAATTTGGAAAGTGAACTAAATAATTTGTCATCTGCAGCTAAGGTTTCTAGTGATCCTGATAAAAAGTCATTGACTGGAATTAATAATGATTTATTTGGAATTGGTGGATTTTCTAAAGCTGAAGAAATTAATTTAAATACAAATGATATTGAAGAAAATAATGATTCTAATTTAGGCAATGCTACAAGCGCTAGTATGGGAACCACAAAAACATGGGATGGTTTTGCAAAAATGAACGAAATGCCTAGTGTTGCACCTATGAATAATTTAAATGAAAAAGAAAAGAGAAGAAAAAAAAGAACTATGCTTAAAAAAATGGAAGAATGGAGTGAAAAGGGACATTTTAAAATGAATAATTTATCTCTTGATTCACCCTTTGATGAAATTGAAGATGAGTATGAATCTGTTTTAGAAGATAAAAGAAGGAAGGATTCTATTAAGTTACAAGGATGGTGGTTTATGACATTTGTTAATTCTGTTGAATATGCCAATGCTGCTTTTAATCCATTTGATTTGAATTTAGATGGTTGGGGTGAGCAAATAAGTGAAGATATTGATAGTTATGATGAAATTTTCGGAGAATTATATGAAAAATACAAAGGAGGTAAAATGGCACCTGAATTATCATTACTTCTAAGAGTTGGATTTAGTGCTGCTGTATTGAACTTTTCAAATAAAGCACTTTCTAGTGCAACCCCTGCTTTTAATGACGTAATTAAACAAAATCCTGATCTCATGAGAATGTTTACAGATGCTACTGTAAATTCCATGAGCCAGCAATCTCCTGGTTTTGAATTTGCTAATAACTTAATGCAAGAACAAATGAATAAACCTAGAGGTCCTCCCCCTCCTGCTCCTGTTGAAACGAAAAGCCAACCTCCTCCTTCTAGACCTGGAATGACTTTTACAGACGCACCCTCTAACAGACCAGATATTAACGCTAGTAGAGGTTCTATGTTTAGGGAGAAAGGAGTTGAATTAAATAATGGAATGTCTAATATTAACGATGATTCACAAACCAAAAGTATTAGACCACCCGCACGTGCTGAAATGAAAGGTCCTCAATCCAGTGATATTGACGACATATTATCAGGACTTAAGACTAGAAAAGTTGATATTCAAAGAGAAAGTGTAGACGAAAGTAAAGGTAATGAATCTATGGTATCCGTAAGTTCATTAAAAGACCTTCAAAATACAAGCGTGCCAAAATCTAACAGAAAACGTAATAAATCCGATAAGGAGAAAAATACTATTAGTTTAGACATTTAAATTGTTTTTTATCACTATAATTTATATAGAATATGAAAAATGAAAATGAAGAAGACCAAGAACAAGAAAAAGAATTTGATAACATGATTGAAACTATTTTGAAAGATATTGAAAAAGAGGAGTTTGAAGAAAAAAAAAATGCACTTTTTAAAATTAAATCTGATGTAGAAGAAAAAATGAAAAAAGCTAAAAGTAGTTCAGAAAGACAGATGATATTAATGAATATGCAAACTAATAATATGGAGGAATTAACTGGTTATGCCAAACAATTTAAAAAAGAACAAGATGCATTTTATAAAAAACATGCAGAAGTTATTAAAAATTTAAGACAAAAAAGATTTGAAAAAGAAGCTTTAGATATTATTTCAGATGGAATGAAAGATATTGAAAAACATACTCTTGATTCTGTTGCAAGAGCTGAAAGTCCAGGTCTTAGTCAAATGCTCAAAGAATTACAATTACAACAAGAATTAGAATTTGATAAAGATGTTTTTGATAAAGATATAAATAATGGCGGTAAGAAAAAGAAAACCAAACAAAGAAAAGTGAAACGTTCAAAAAGAAAAACAAAAAAAAGAAAGACAAAAAATTAAAATATTATTGTAAATAGTATAATAATATTTCTGTTAATATACAAATGAATATATGTTTTATTTATTATTTTTTAATTTTCTTTTTTAATAATGCCAATACATTAAAAATTGTTACAAAACCTAAAAAAAACTATTATCAAAACAACGGTAATTTTTTTTGGAAAATAGGAAAAAGTGAACAATACAAAAAGAAAAAATTACATCGCACACTTTTTAATAATTTTCCTATTTGTGTCTATAGAGATAACAACAACCAATTGAATGCTATTAGTGATATTTGTATACATAGAGGTGCTGCTATGTCTTTTGGAAAAGTATTAAAAAATAATTGTGTTCAATGTCCATATCACGGTTGGGAATATAAAAAAGGTATTGTTAAAAATATTCCTGGTTGTCCTGACGTAAAAAATAATTTTGGAGTTCCACTTTTTAATATTACAGAAATAAACGATGATGTTTTTTTATGCCCATCATTTGATATTAATAGTCAATCTGGACCACCCGCACTCAATGAACCTTTTATACCTCCTGAAGCTACAGATTCTAGTTATGTCAGAATCCATGGGAAAAAACATATTCAAAGACCACATCATCTTGTAACTGAAAATGTTTTAGATATGATGCATATTAGCTACGTTCACACATTTGGCAATCAAATGTCTCCAATTCCATTTGAAATTAAATACGAAGATACTGGTAATTTTTCTGGTAAAACCACATTTTACTATACTTCTGGTCCCACTAGTATGTCTTCTATTATTGGTGGTGCAAAAGAAGTAAAAGTTGAAAATGAATTTTATTTACCCGATACCACGGTAACAAGAGTCTATGCAGGAAATATTGTTAAAACCATTGTTACTCATTGCTATCCAATAGGAAAAAATGAATCTATTTTACATTTTGACCTTTATAGAAACTTTTTACAATACCCAGTTTTTGATTTGTTATTTCATAATCAAATGGATATTACATTAAAAGAAGATATTGGAATTATCAATAATATTTATGATAAACACATAAGAGGATTCATGAATACAAAATATGATGTAACCCAATTAAAATTTCGTGAAAAGTGGAACAAACATGTTTTTTTTGAGAAATCTAAAACACAAATTAAAGATTGTAATAATTGTAATAAAAAATAAATTTTTAATATATTATATGCATTTAATTGTTGCTGTCAATCAAAAAAATGTTATTGGTAAAAATAATAGTATCCCTTGGCATATTTCAGAAGATCTTAAAAATTTCAAAGAAGTAACAAATAATCATATCATTGTTATGGGTAGAAAAACATATGAAAGTCTACCCCAAAAACCTCTTCCAAATAGAATTAATGTTGTAATTACATCTCACCAGAAAATTACGAGAATAATGAAAATATAATATTTACTAATATTGAAAGTTCTGTTGATAAAATAATTGAAATTAATAGAAATAATGATAATAAAAAAAAAATATTTATCATTGGCGGAACTAACATTTATCAATATTTTTTACCATATTGCACTCGTATTCATGTTACAAAAATATATAATGATTGTGAAGGTGATTCGTTTTTCCCTTATGATTTAGAAACATATACAAAAGAAAATAATTTTCAAGAGATTTTATGTTCAGAAGTTAAAATGGAAAAAAACATAAAATATCAATTTTTTGTGTATGAAAAAAATTCCGGTTTAAAAACTATTTAAATATAATTATTTTAACTATTTATTAAAAATGTTTCTAGA